TGTGAACAAAAGACCTATCGTGTAGTCTGTGGTAGAGAGATACAATTAACTATAGTAGAGTCAGTATACTCATTACTTACAGATTTAATCAGAAAGCACAACCTATACTGGGAGATACAATCCCATAAGTTAATCCACAAGACAACCAAATCAGTAATAAATTTCAGAGGCTTCAGAGAACAAGGCTCATTCAATATCCAAGGAATGGAAGGTATTGACATAGTCTGGATAGATGAAGCTCAAGCCATAACTAAAGATACCCTCGATGTCCTAATACCAACCATAAGAAAAGAGAAGGCAAAGATATTCTTCTCAATGAATAGGTTTCTATATAATGACCCGGTCTATTCAACATTCTCAGGGAGGAAAGACTGTAACCATATCCATATAAACTATGATGAGAACATCTATTGTACTCAAGCCTTAGTCAATGAGGCCAATGAATGCAAAGAAAGAAGCGAAGTAGACTATGCTCACATCTGGAAAGGTGAACCACTAGCCGCCGGTGACGATCATCTCTTAGACTTCAAGACAGTCCATGAGTCACCTAATCTCATATTCTATGACGAAGGTACACAAAGGAAGATACTCGCAGTAGACGTGGCTCGGTTTGGAGAAGATGAGACAGTCTTTACTATCATACAATCCCAGAATATAAGACAATGGAAACAAATCTATCAGCATACATGGAAAGGAAAACCCTTGACCGAGGTAGCTGGTAAGACACTAGACCTAAAGAGAGACTTCAGGGTTGACCTAATAGCCATAGATGATGTAGGGCTAGGTGGAGGAGTTACTGATATTCTAAGCGAACAACGAAGAGTCCCTGAGCCATTCATAGGTAATGCTAAATCAAGCAACGATAGATATAAGAACATGGACTCAGAAGGCTTCTTTAGAATGAAGGGCTTTTTCGACAAGGGTGATATAAAGATAATGAAAGACCCGATACTTACTGAACAACTATTATCTTTGAGGTTCAAATACAATTCAAACAACATAAAGACAATGATTACTAAAGACGAAATGCGTAAGCTAAATGTTAAATCACCTGATAGAGCAAAGGCTTTGATGATGGCTTTATACTATACAGATAGAATATTCAGTGCAAAGATAAACCTTAATTTACCAAGAGAAGCTATAAACTAGGAGGAGATTGTGCCAGTCATAAGTACAATAATAGGAGCGATAGGAGCAGTAGGGGGAGCAGTTGGAGGAGTAGCCGGGGTAGCATTAGCTCCAGCAGCCGCAGTAGGTGTAGGCGCAGCAGCAATAGGTGGCGCAGTTTATGGGGCTGGAGCATTAGGTGACGCATTAACACCAAATATACCTCAACAAGCACCTATACCAATAGCACCAAAGTTAGAAACCCCAACAAAAGTATCTCCACAAGTCCAAGCTCTTACTCAACAGACAGAAGAGACTGCAAGAGTAGAAACTTTAAGAAAAAGAGCAGCAAGGACTAAGACATTATTAACAGGCCCACAAGGGGCACTAGGTACAGCACAGACAGGTAAGAAGACACTTCTTGGAGGGTAATGGAAGTAAGACCTTATGAACACAATAATGATAAAAAAGTATTTGATTTAATACAAGAATCTAAGGTCGAGTATGATTTTGATAAGTATAGTTTGTTCTTTAATGACGAAATGGTTGCATTACTAATGTCTAAATTTGCTAATACTTCATTCGTACTAGCAGATGATAAGAATATCGTAGGTGTAATGGGAGGGTTGGTAATCATATACCCACTAAATGGTGAAAGGATGTATCAGGAATATATATGGTATGTTAATAAAATGTACCGCAAGTATAGCATGAAACTATATAACTACCTAGAGAACTATTGTAGGATAAGCAAGATTAAGTATATTGTGATGGGGCATATGAACACTCTCAAAGCTAAGAGTATAAACAGGCTATATGACAAATTAGGGTATCAGTTTATGGAGAAGCATTACATTAAGGAATTGAGATAAGGAGGTATATGCAGAAAGCAGAGACAAGCACAATCGATGCCAAGAAAGAAGTAGAGAAACCAACGTTATCCAAGTTATTGGAAATCTCCGTTGACTCAGAGAACAAGATATACGTCAACTGGCCTACAGACAAGAAGGAACTTACTATAGTAGCCCTATCAGAGGCTATTAAATTAGTAGAAACATATCGGAAACCACAAGTAATAAAACCGAAACCAAAATTTATGGATTTCGTGCGTGGCGTAAAGAGATGACATTATTCAAGACTAATCCTAAAGCATACCACAGACAATGGAGGAGAAATAACCGAGAGAAGGTTGCTGCTTATACAAGAAAGTGCCGTTTCGATGGTAGCAAGACTTGCCTCGATTGTGGCGAAGTCATAGGAAGAATAGCAACAAGGTGTAACAGTTGTAATAAAAAAGGCAGTAGGTCTTCTCATTGGAAGGGTGGGATTACACCACTTGGTTTAAGAATTGGTGGTTCAAGAGAATACGTAAAATGGAAATTGGCTATTTTAACTAGAGATAATAACCAATGTCAAGAATGTGGGGAGATTATAGAAGTAGTAGTCCACCATAATAAATACTCACTTAAATATCTGATGAGAGACTTCTTAGGTGAATACAATCAATTCAGTCCATTAGAAGAAGTGGACATATTAGTTAGGTTAGCAAGTAAATACAAGCCATTTTGGGATATAAATAATGGGATAACTTTATGCACAGATTGCCATAAGAAGGAGCATTGTAAGAGATGAGGAGAAGTAAATGAGTTTTTCACCAGAAGAAATCATTAGAAGAGTAGACAGACTAAGCGGAGACAGAAAGAACTATGAGTCGTTCTGGCAGGATGTGTCAAAATACTGTCTACCTCGTAAAGCATACATCACGACTAAGAAGACACCGGGAAGTAAGTATGCCTATGACGTATACGATTCAACAGCTATGCAGGCTAATATGGTACTGGCCTCAGGGTTACATTCATACTTAACTAACCCTAACTCTAAATGGTTTTCTTTAAGAATAGAGGATGAAGAGATTAATGAGAACCAAGAAGTCAAAGAGTGGCTTAAAGACACCGAAGATAGGATGTATAACGTCCTTAATGCTTCTAATTTCAACCAACAGATACATGAGTTATACTTAGACCTAGGAGTATTTGGTGTAGCCTGTATGTATGAAGAGGAAGACCCGGTAGAGGGTATCAGATTCTATTCAAGAGACATAGCTGAGATATATCTATGCGAGAATGAGAAAGAACGAGTAGACACAGTCTATCGTAAGTTTAAGCTAACAGCATTACAGGCTTCTGAGAAGTGGGGTGATAAGGCCGGAGAAGTAGTCAAGAAGTACATGGATAAGAAAGAATACGACAAGAAGGTAGACTTCATTCATGCTGTTGGGCCAAGATATGAGAGAGATGTCACTAAAGACGATGCTAACAATATGCCATTTGAGTCAGTATACCTAGAAGTCAGCCGTAAGCATGAAATCTCACGGTCAGGGTATAGAGAGTTCCCTTACTTCACGCCTAGGTTCAATAAGAACTCCGGGGACGTATGGGGTTCAAGCCCTGCTATGGTACTTTACTCAGATATTAAGATGGTTAATGAAATGGTTAAGGTATTGATAAGGTCAGCTCAGAAACAAGTTGATCCTCCTATGGTTCTGCCTCATGACGGATTCTTATTGCCTATCAAGTACGGACCTGCTGCTTTAAACTTTAGAATCAGAGGCAATAAAGATGATAAGATAGAACCTCTAGTGACAGGAGCTAATATATCAATAGGAATAGAAATCATATCTCAATGGCAGTCTATAATTAAGAAAGGGTATTTTGTGGACTTATTCCTTTTACTAGCTGACCCGGCCCGTAAGGACATGACAGCTACTGAGGTAATGCAGAGAGTAGAAGAGAAGATGCTAATACTCGCACCAGTTCTTGGACGGTTGATGAATGAGTTTTTAGATCCTTTAATCAATAGGACATTCTCAATACTATCAAGGAACGGAAAGCTACTACCTCCACCAAAGGTCTTACAGGGCGCAGAGTATAAGATAGAATATATATCACCTCTAGCCAGAGCGCAGAAGTTAGACCAGATGAAGTCAATCAATAGCTTCTTGGCTCTTATACAACAGATAGCAACAGTCAAACCTGATGTATTAGACAACGTAAACGAGGACAACGTAGTAG